TCCGAGCCTGTCGCCTGCGCGTCCTGCGCTGGCAACTGGACTGCCTGCGTGATGAGCGCAAGCACTACGCCGGCACGGGCCTGACCGGTCCGATCTACCTGCGCAACAGCTTCCAGCAGGAGCTGGGCCTGCTCGCGCGCATTCGTCAACTGGAGCAAGCATGAACGCACGCGAAGACTGGCTGAAGGCCAGAACCACCGGCATCGGCGGCAGCGATGTCGCCGCCATCCTGGGCCTGTCGAAGTGGCAGACCCCGCTGCAGGTCTACCAGGAGAAGCGCGGCGAGATCGAGCCGCAGGCCGACAACGACGCCATGCGCTGGGGCCGCTATCTCGAGCCCGTGGTGCGCCAGGCCTACGCCGACGAGACCGGTCGCGAGGTGCGCGTGCTCGACGAGTTGGTGCGGCACCCCGCCAACGACTTCATGATCGCCAACCTCGACGGCTTCGTGCTGCCGACGGACGGCCCGCGCCGCGTGTTCGAGGCCAAGACCGCGCGCACCGGCGACGGCTGGGGCGAGCCTGGCACCGACCAGATCCCGCAGCCCTACCTGCTGCAGGTGCAGCACTACATGGCCGTCACCGGCTTCATCGTCGCCGACGTGGCGGTGCTCATCGGCGGCAGCGACTTCCGGCTGTACGAGGTGCCTGCCGACGCCGAGTTGCAGCAGATGCTGGTCGACGCCGAGGCCGAGTTCTGGGCCCGCGTGCAGGCCGGCGAGCCGCCAGAGCCAGTGAGCTATGCCGATGTGCAGGCGCGCTTCGGCCGCTCGTCCAAGACCAACAGCGTGCTGGCCGGCGACGACGTGCTGCAGGCGCTGCAGCAGCTGCGCGAGCTGAAGACCCAGGCCAAGCACCTCGAGCTGGCCGAGGAGCAGTGGAAGGCCGTCGTGATGGCGTCCATGGGCGAGAGCGACACCCTGATCGACTCGTCGGGCCACACCCTGGCCACCTGGCGCGCCTCGGCCGCGCCGATGCGATTCGACTTCGCTGCCTTCAAGACCGCGCACCCGGACCTGCACGCGCAGTTCCTAAAGGCCGGTGAAGCGTCGCGCCGCCTCCTGCTCAAGTAACGCCCTACCGACCACCGGAGACCCTGACCATGAACGAAGTTGCAACCCGCCCGGCCAACCCATTCGGCGACGCCCAGGTAGCGGCGCGGCCCAGCGGCAACGCCGTCGCGCAGACCGACCAGCAGCGCGCGATCGCCGAGGTGCAGGCCGCGATGATGATCGCGCGCATGAACCCCCGCGACCCGATCGCGGCGATGGACCGGATCCTGAACGCCTGCAGCCGGCCCACGCTGGCGAACGCGGCGGTCTACACCTACAACCGCGGCGGCAGCGACGTGTCGGGCCCCTCGATCCGCCTGGCCGAGGCCATGGCGCAGGCCTGGGGCAACATGCAGTTCGGCATCCGCGAGCTCGACCAGCGCAACGGCGAAAGCACGGTGCAGGCCTTCGCTTGGGACGTGGAGACCAACACCCGCCGCGAGGTGACGTTCCAGGTTCCTCACCTGCGCTACACGCGCGACGGCATCAAGCGCCTCGAAGACCCGCGCGACATCTACGAAATGGTGGCCAACCAGGGGGCGCGCCGCATGCGCGCCTGCATCCTGGCCGTCATCCCGGGCGACGTGACCGAGGCCGCCTTGGGTCAGTGCGAGACCACGATGCACACCACGGCAGACACCAGCCCCGAGGCCATGCAGAAGATGGTCAAGGCCTTCTCCGAGTTCGGCGTCTCGCGCGAGCAGATCGAGAAGCGCATCCAGCGCCGGCTCGACGCGATCCAGCCGGCCCAGGTGGTCGGCCTGAAGAAGGTCTACGCCTCGCTGCGCGACGGCATGAGCGTGGCAGCCGACTGGTTCGACCCGATCGATGGCGAGCAGCAGGCGGCCACGGGCGCGCCCAGCGCGGCCGACAAGGCGAAGGACGCGATCCGCGCGCGCGGCAAGAAGCCCGAGCCCACCGCCGCGCCGGCGCCGGCCCAGCCGCCAGCCAAGACGGTCGAGCAGTACAAGGCCGACATCGAGAACGCCACCGGCGTCGAGACCGCGCAGCTGGTGCTCGACGAAGCGCGCGACGTGCTCACGCCGACCGAGTTGGAAGACTTGCAGCAGACCTACCGCATGGCGTGGGAGAGCTGACCAACAAATCTCCACGGCTTGGATAGGCATGGCCGGGTGTGGCTAAGCGTGGACAGGTGGGGCATGGCGGGGCTGGGCTGGGAGCCGCTAGGTTTGGCCCGAAGTGGATGGCCTGGGAATGGAACGGCAGGGACAGGCTAGCAGAGGACCGGCGTGAATTGGCATGGCTCGGCTGGGCGAGACCAGGTAGGGCAGTGCAGGGTTGGGCTTGGAATGGCAAGGTGCTGGCAACAGCCTCATCGGCGGCGTGCTGCTGATGGGAGTGCTGCAAGGAATCCGCCTGGAGTGGCGGGGCGTGGCGTGGTCTGGCGTGGCCTGGCAGGGAACGGCACGGCAAGGGCCCCACGGGGCTATCAACAACTGGAGAAACGAATGAACGCAGTGACTGAACGATCCGAGGCGACCAACGGCGGCGCATCCACCATCGAAGCATCCACGCCTTACCGCGTCAACGTGAAGCTGACAGGCACGGCTGATCTGCTTTTTCACCGCTGGAACAGCCAGGCTGTCGAGGAGAAGGCCAAGGCCGCCAAGAACAGCAAGGCCAAGAAGACGGACGACATCGAGAGCTACGTCTACCGCAACGACGGCGGCGAGCTGTGCATCCCTGGCGAGTACGTGAGGCAGGCGATCGTAGCGGCGGCGAAGTTCCGCCAAGACCCGCGCAGCCCTCGCAAGAGTGCGATGGATCTCTACAAGGCCGGCGTGGTGCCGCTGACCATCTTGGCGAGCACCGGCAAGAAGGCGTGGGACTACGAAGACACGCGGCGCGTCGTGGTTCAGCGCAGCGGAGTGAATCGCACCAGGCCCGCCCTGAAGGCTGGCTGGTCGGCCGAGTTCGAGTTCTTGATTCTGACGCCCGAGTACATCGCGCCGATGGACCTGCACGCGGTCCTGACCCAAGCCGGTGTACTGGTCGGCATTGCCGACTTCCGCCCAACCTTCGGCCGATTCGGCATCACCTCGTTCGAAGTTCTGACCGCCTAAACCACCAGGAGCATCCGATGAAGTTCCCCGGCACCAACAGCATGACGCTCAGCGAGGACGCCATCAAGGCCGCGCTGTTGTCGCAGATCGCGGCCATCCAAGGCGCTGACGTGCGCATCACGTCGATCGACATTCGCACCTACCCGACGCGCATTACCGTCGAGTTCACCACCGATCCCGAACGCGCCCAGCTCGTACCGATGACCGGCAGCGCCGAGGCGGCCTGATCACCCCACCATCCAGGAGACCCGCACCATGCCCAGCCAGTTCGCCATTGAGTCGATGGCCAAGGTCACGATCTTGAAAGTCAACGTGCGCAGCGAGCTGCACGGCGACGAGCACGTGCCCGCGGCCGACATCAGCGTCAAGCTGACCACCAGCAACCACATCCTGTCGGAGTTCGACGGCGCGCTGCGCGGGATGCTCTACCAGAAGGCCAAGGGCGAAGCGGCCCAGGGCCAGCTCGAGGGCGTCGAGCCCGTCACCGACATGCCGCTGTTGCGCTGCACGACGATCGAGCAGCCGCTGAAGCTCAAGAGCGAGTACGTCGGCTACACGCTGACCATCGACCGCGGCCTGGGCGGTGGCTCGAACATCGTCGTCGGCGAGTGCTCGGTCAACAAGGTGCGCGCCGACTGCAAGGAGGGCGGCACCGTCGACCTGCTGTTCCGCGTGCAGGCCTCCAACCTGAAGGAAGACGTGATCGGCAAGCTAGCCACGCTGATCGGCTGCGAGACGAGCATCATGCTCACGCCGCCGGCGGTGAAGCAGGCGCCGATCGACGGCACGGTCAAGGCCTTCGAGCGCGACAAGGCGAAGAACGGAAAGGGCGCCGCCAAGGATGCGACCGAGACGTTCGTGGAGCAGCACGGGGGGAAGGCAGCATGACGGGCCGCTTCGATCAGCTGCTGAGCAAAGCACCGCGCGGCCTGCAAGCGCCGCGTCACCGCGCAAGACCTCGCGCAGCGCACGCTCGACGACTACACCCGCGCCCGCGTTCACCTTGCGCTGCAGCTCGGCGGCGTCCCAGCGCCCACAGGTAGCAGTTGCTCCACATCACCGCCCAGCCTCCGCTACGGCGTAGATGCGCTGGCAGGCCAGACCGGCGGCGCGGGCGGCGTCGAAGGCAATCGCAAGGTCAACCGCAAGGTCAACCGCCTCTTCAGCGCCTGCGTGCAGGTCGGCGTACACCAGGCCGGGGCCGGTGGCTGCATCGCCTCGGTCGGCAGCGGCGGCAGTTGCATCGGCCGGATGGGCGCCGGCGGCAGCGAGGGCGGCGATGTGCTGGCGCAGCCGGCCAGCCACAGCGCGCAGGCCAGCAGCATCAGACGCATGGGCGGCAGCTTGGGTGCGGGCATGGGCGGCCTCCTGGGCGATGGCGTTGCGGGCCTGGGTTTCGTCGGCGCGCTGGGCTTCGCTGGCTTCTCGGGCCTGGCGCTCCCACTGGGCCTGCTGCTGGGCGTGGCTGGCCTGCAGGGCACTGACCTGCGCCTGGGCCTGGGTGTCGCGCAGCCACCAGCCGGCGCCGGCCGACAGCGCGGCGGCCAGGGCCAGGGCGGCGGCGTTGGTGGCCAGGCTCATGCGGGCACGCCCTGCAGGCACAGCG